TTTCGACGTAAGCCATAGGTTTGACGGACATGTCAAACACACCAAATCTGTTCTTTGGTATGTAAGAGTTCATGACAACGTTCAATCCGTAAAGTTGTCCAACAACTCCACTTCTTGATACATCGTTAACGTAGTCCATTCCACCTTTTTGTACGATACCTGCTGTTCCAGCTGCACCTGCGAAAGGTGTGGTGAAGTCAGCTAAGTTCAATAGAGTTTTGTAGTGCATAGGTGAAATCATGACTGTGTCTGCATTTCCGCCTTTTGCTCCGATTAATTCCATTGCGTTGGTGATATCTTGTAATGAGATATCTCCAGTTACGCTGACAGTTCCACTTGCGTCAGAAGCTGCGATGTAGTGAGTACCAGTAGATGCTGGTCCTAGGTTTGCAAGGTCATCCTTGCTGTAGATACCATACTCTGCTATTCTTACATCAGCTGCGTCATCAAGTCCACCGCTACCGTTTGTGTCTAATTCTCCAAAGAAACCACCGTGTACGTTATTAGCGAAAGTTGTGACTGCACCTTCTTCTGAAGATGTTGCAATGTCACTTCCACTGATACCTGTTCCGTAGGTTGTGTCTGCGATACCGAAAAGTGCTTTAATAGCGTGTTCGGTTACGTGTCTCTCTACTGCTCTTCTTGCTTCGTTCAAAGCTAATTCCATTTCTGAGAAACGGGAATCTTCGAGCATTCTTCGGGTTACTCCGACTGCAATACCCCATTCCTTAACGCTGATTCTCTCATTTCTGAGGTCAGTGTGTTGGTATGCGGGTGTTGCGCCTTCTTCTAGTTGTTCTAGCTTCATGCTAGGTTTTGAAAAACTTATGTCTACATCTCCACCAGTTTCTGTTGTGAAGCGCTCTGCGAACATCTCGATGACAGGCATGCTTGTGACTTTGTAGTCTTGTAAAGCATCCTTGTAATCGACAAGTACACGGTTTGCTACACTTGAAAGTGCTGAGTCTGCTAGACCTTGCTGTGCTGTTACCATATTTTCTTATCTCCTTAAAGTAACAACACCTTCGTTAGACCGTTTGCGTTACAGGTCTCTAATGCTATTGCTACTGGTTTAGACTCGGCTGTCCCATCTGAGTAGGATGCCAAATCATCTAACTGTCCAGCTGTTCCGCTGGTATCTACCATAAGTTCTGAGCCAGTTGCGTCAGTTCCAGTTGTTAAAGCTCTTACAATGATTCCACTGCCGGTAATAACCGAGCATAAATCTCCAGAAGCTGCATCAACCATAGCTACACCTGCGATAGGTGATAGACCAGTTGTTGCTTTTGCTACCTTTGCGTTTGAATCTATTTTAAGAACGTTTCCAGCTGAAATTGCTGCTGCGGCTGTGAAATTGATGATTCGAGCTGGTGCTCCACCATCATTTACCAAAACTGTTTTTGTTTCTGCCATATTTATTCTTCCTTATTTTCTTCTTCGCCAGAATTGAATACAATGCGTCCATCTTTCATCGCGAATAATCGTGATGTTTCTGGTGCATCTACTTCTTCTGGTTTTGCTTCAGCTTCTACGGATTTACCTTTTCCGAAGGTCCTTTCGGTCTCTTCAGGAACTGGTATTTGTTCCATAGCGATGCTGAATCCTTCTAGCTTAATCTCATCCCATGCGTTAAGTTCCTTCATACGCTCTTCTTTATTCTCATCATCTACCTTGCCGAGTAATGCTTCTTTGTTGATAATTGCATCAACGAATCCAGAAACGCGTGCCTTTACGGCTTCTGCTTTTCTAGCTTCTTCTGCTTCCTCGAACTTTGCGATGATTTTTAGAGCTTCTTCGTGTTCTGAAGTTTTCTCTGCAAGGACAGATTCCATCTCTACGAGCTTATCTTTCATAGCTGCGAATTCACGCTCTACGATTTTGCCCTCTGATTTATTTTCTACTACTTCTTCTGTCATAGTTACCTCGCTAGTTGACCCGTGTTCCACAGGTACTTGCTTTTCCTCATGACCATCACAGTCACAAGATTCTTCCTTTTCCTCACATTTCGTTTCAATTGTACATGCGTCACACACAG